GCTTTGGCCTGTCTGCGGGTACACGGTGCTTTGTAATCGGGCTGGCCATATACGCGGGCAGCCGTATCCGGCCCCCATTTTTCGCCCACGCCGTGCTGGTGGCGGTAGGCTATCTTTGCTTCCATGGGGTTCTGCCACGAAACCACAACTCCGCCTTCACTGCCGCGCGGCAGCACCTTCAGGGAGGTATGGATTTTTTGCAGCAGGGCGGTTTGCTCACGCTTTTTGCGGCGCGGAACAAAAGGGGAGCCTTCAACGGTCTGCTGTCTGCGGACATTGCGCCGCGCCTGTGTGCGCACATACCCGCCCAGTTTACGGGCATTTTTGCGGGTGTCCTTTACGCTCATGCTCAGGTCGTGCAACTGGCGGTTCAGCCGTTCCGACCGTGCGGTATCCGGCAACATGGAAAGCCTAACCACGGGGCTGCACCGTACGGGCAACGCGGATCTGCGGCGCGGCCATGCGCCAGCGTCTGCCGTTAAAGGGTATGGGGCCGTCCGGTGCTTCCACCATGACAAGGCGTTCTTCAAATTCGCAGGCCAGTTCCACGTCGCAGGTGTCGTTGTCGTTTATGTGTACGTCGGCTTCTGCTTCGGCCAGTCCGTCTCGGTGCGGGTCGTTATCTGCCAGCCAGCCCAGTACAACGGCCATCAGCTGGGGGCCGTCGCCTTTGTAGCGTTCCATGCGTACCAGTGCGTCATACCGCCACACACCGGCCTCAATCTGGGGCAGGCCGTCAGCCGTCAGGCCCAGATCGCGTCCGGAGGGTTGCAGTTCGCCGCGGTCGGCATAGGCGTGCATCTGTTCGCGGGGCAGGGCGGTTACGGCAAGCAGATGCTCCACCATGGCTGTAAGCTTGTGCATTAGACCAGCCCCACATGAATGCGCCCGCGCTCCAGCAGGTCGGCTATGGCGTCGTGGGCCCATGCAAAAAATTTGTCTGCCAGTTCCGGTTCGTCCTTGGCAGTGGCGGCTGCGGCTTCGCGCCGTTCTATGGTGGCAAACTGCGCCAGCAGCAGGGCCTTGGCGTGGCTGAATACGGCCCGTTTAAACAGCAGTTCCGCTTCACCCGGCAGGGTGGCAGGCACCTGCGCCAGATTGGTGCAGCCTGCGGCCTCGTGCAGGGCACGCCAGCTGCGCAGCTGCCGCACAGCCCATGCACGGGCAAGGCCCAGATGATCCTGCACCAGTGCTTCGGCATATTCCGCAGGCAGGCGGTACATGGTCTGAAACTCGCCCACGCTGATGTCGGGGTACCAGCCGTCGCCTGCAATGATGGCGGTGGATGTGGTGTTCTTCAGGGCGTTAAAGCTCATGTGCTGTTACCGCTGGGAGCGGGGCCGGACGCGGGCACCATGCGCACGCGCTGTACCTTGTCCGGCCTGCTCCGGTTTGTGTGAGGAGTATCTAGTCCGTTTCCTGCCGTGCCAGCCGTTTGCGGACGGCTTCAAGGGCGGTTTTTACTTTTGCTCCCAGCTCATAGGCACGGGCCAGTTGCGCTTCGGCTTCCGGCAGGTTGTCTTCGCGCTCTGCCTGCAACCCTGCAATGCGGTGAAAGCCCGCCCGTACAGTGTCGGGTATGTCGCTTTCTGCCAGCATGGCCTGTGCCTGCGTAAGATACGGCTCGAACTCATGGTCCGCGTTGTACTGGGCCTCTGCCCATTCCAATGTTTGCGAAGCCACAAACAGTTCAAGACTGCTGCTGAACCGCTCCGGCAGCGGCTGGCCGTGCTCCTGTGCCCATGCGGCAACCTGCAGCCCTTCTTCAATGCGGCCGCTGTCAAAGCACCACACCAGATACCAGCCGATAAGCTCGTGCGGCTGACCGGCAGCCATAAGGCGGTGCACATGGTCTGCATATTTGGGCAGCAGCACATCGGCCTTAAACGCGGCTTTGCGCTCCTTGGAGGCAATTTCCTTCAGCGCTGCAAGGTCCTGCTGCAACGAGGCTAGCAACATGGTGCCCAGCTGGTTGCCACCCATCAGGCCCGCAGGCATGGCACCCAGTACACGGGTGCCGCCTGCGGGGTGCTGTGGCTCAGCTCCGGTTGCAATCTGTTGCTGGTGTCTGCGCATCAGGCTCATGGCTATGCCCATCCGTTTGCGCCGTCGGGCACTTTCACGTTGGCAAATTCCACAGCTACAAACTTTTCAGGTGTTTCAATCACGTAGCCTTCGTTACGGCTGTTGTAGTCTTCCACCTGATCTTTTTTGGGGTTGTCCACTATCTGCCTGCGCCACGAGTCGGACTGGCGGTAAATGGAAATGTTGTCGTAGCTGGTAATCACAAGCCCGCGCGCGGGGAAGTTGCTGGGTGTATCCCACGAAAGCCCGCCAAAGGTTGTCAGCGAAGCATTGAGCATGGCTTTTTCTGTGGGTTTACCGCCCACGGCGGCATACAGGGCTGCTTTTTCCTGCGCGATAAGGTCTGCCCCGATAAGCGCCACAAGATTGCTGCGCATATACTGGGGGATGCCCTGCAGCATGTCGTTAACGGCAATATCAAGGTTGGCCCAGTCGCCACCGGCACCAATGCGCAGCTCGTTTGCGGTGTTGCCCTGCGAAAGAATATTGGCGGGCAGGTTGTCACGCATGTACTGCAGCCAGCCTTTGTTCACGTCCTGCAGCAGGGGGTTGGTCTGCATGTCGGTATCGGCGGCGGCGCTGGTGCCGTGCCAGCCGATTATTTCCATGTCGTTTGCCATGCGCTGCTGCACATAGCGGGCATACCGTTCTGCAAAGTCAGGAAACTTGGCCCACACATCAATAAGACGGTAGGGCATGGAAACGTCCGCGTTGGTCTGGTGCAGTTCGTACCCGCGTGCTTCAAGGCCCATGACGTTGCGGGGCTGGCGTTCTTTGCCCGGCTGGCTGGTGTCTGTGCGGCTGGTTACGGGCGATGCGGCAAAGCCCAGAATGTTCTGGCCCTTCAGTTCGTCCACGGGCAGCATGTTGATTTTAGACAAAAAGGTGGACTGCTCCACAATTTTGTCCTGCAGCTTTTGCGCGATGGAGGGCGTGACGGAAAAACTGTGCTGCACGTCCTGCACGCCGTATGTGCTGGCAAAGCGGGCCAGCATGGCATTAAAAAGTTGTCTGGTGCTCTGTTGCAAGGTCTGGCTCCTGTGGCCCTAGTACAGGGCGGTGTTGTCGCCTGCGGGGCCGTGGCTGTCGGGTACTGCGGTGGCGGGGCGTGCGCTGGAAAGGCGCGTGGCAATGTCGCTTACCTGCTGGCTCAGTTTTTCAATGCTGGTGGCCAGTGTGGTGTAGCTGTCGGCATCTGCCTGCGCGGCAGGCTGTGCTGTTTCTGCGGGCTGTTCTGCAGGGGCGGTGCCGCTGGCAGCTTCGGGCCGGGCGGTGCTGGAAAACTGTTCCGTCAGCTTGCCCAGTGTTTCTGTCAGGCTGTCCAGCTTGCCGGACAGGGCGTCGAATTGCTCTTTCTCCATGGGGTCCTCTTGGGGTTGCGGTGCCTGTGCGGGGTCTTTTTCCGGCTGCTGGCTGAACAGCTTGTCTGCAAAGCGGCGGAACCAGCCCGGCATGGTTTCTTCCGGCTCAAGGCCGGTAAACTCTGTACCTGCGTAAAAGCGGCTGTGCGGGGAATGGCGGCGCGCGCTGAACTTCAGCTCGTCCGTACCCAGTGATGCGGGCGAATCGGTAATGCCAAGCCCCACCAGATACGCCTTGCCGGAATCGGCAAAGTTGCCGTCCAGTTCCATGGAAAAGAACAGGCGCTGGCTGTACTGGTTGTCGCGCAGGTAGCTGGCGTTGGGTTCCAGACGGGCATACAGGCTGACCACGCCTTTTTCGGTATGTTCTGCCTTCAGCTCCAGCACCTTGCCGTAGTTTATAAAGCGGAAGTGATCAGGCCAGATCATGGCGGTGTAGGTGGCGGGGTCGTAATTTTCCGCCGCATCCAGCAGCCATTGCGGCTCTATGATGCGCCCGTCCACCGTGGGGCCGGACTGGCCTATTTTGATAAAGTCGGTCTTCAGCTTGCTCATGCGTCCATGTAGACGCATTGCAAGGGCAAGAGCAAAGAAATGCGGTCCGATATGCTGTATATCGGATGGTTTACAGGCGAGAAGGTGAAATAAGCATGCTATTGCCACTGCATGAGCAGCGGCAACAATGCACAAAAGACAGAAGCAGCACGCAACCAGCGTACATACCCTGATGAAATACGAACAGCGGCACGGGGCATGTATGTGCGCCGTTATACAGTTGCAGAAGTTGCAGACACACTGTCAATACCAAAGCGGACCATATACCACTGGATAGCAGCGGAAGAATGGGATGCCCTGCTGAAACATGAATCCACAGAAGACGCCATAGCCCGCAGGCTGGCCCTGCTGGTAAGCCGCGACAATAAAACCCCGCGTGAAATTAAAGAACTGGATACGCTGGTTGGCTCTCTGGAGCGGCTGCAGAAGCTGCGCATACAGGAAGCCACCCTGCGCAGAAAAATGCTGGCGGGTGAAGCTGTAACCCCGCAGGAAGGTGCACCGCCCGTGGCGGATGCGGCAGGCCAGCCCCGCAAAAAGGCCCGCACCCGCAAGGTGAAAAACGATGTTTCCGGCCTTACCCCTTCGCTGTTTCAGGAAAAGTTCCATGTGCGCTTTTTTGACTACCAGCGCAGGTGGCGCAGCTTTCTGGAATATCGCAACCGCATGTTGCTTAAATCGCGCCAGATAGGCGCAACATGGTACTTTGCGCAGGAGGCCTTTGAAAACGCCTGCCTGACGGGTGACAACCAGATATTCTTATCCGCCACCAAGGCGCAGTCGCAGGTGTTCCGCAACTATATAATACAGCTTTGCGGCGAAGCCTTTGACATCACCCTGCAGGGTAATCCGCTTATATTGCATACCGCCCGCGGTGCGGCAGAACTGCATTTTCTTTCCAACAACTCAAAGAGCGCCCAGAGCTACCACGGGCATATTTACATTGATGAATTTTTCTGGATTACCAAGTTCAGTGAACTGTTCAAGGTAGCCACAGGCATGGCCGCCCATAAAAAATGGCGGCGCACGCTTTTCTCCACGCCTTCCGCCATCACGCATGAGGCATACCCCCTGTGGACCGGCGATAACTTTCAAAAGCGGTTTGCCAAGCGCAAACCGTGGCCGGATGCCGCAGCTCTTGCCGCCGGAGTCATGTGTCCGGACACATATTTTCGCAACGTAATAACCTTGGCGCAGGCGCAAAAGGGCGGGTGTGATCTTTTTGATGTGAAGCAGCTGAAGCTGGAATACACCCCGCAGGAGTTCCGCCAGCTTTTCGGGTGCGAGTTCATAGACGATACGCAGGCCGTTTTTACGCTGGCGGGGCTGGAAGCCTGCATGGCAGATCCGGAAGACTGGCCCGACGTGCAAAAGGGCAGCACGCACCCCGTGGGCAATGCTCCGGTATGGGGCGGCTACGACCCCAGCCGCAAGCGCGATGATGCTTCGTTCGTCATTCTGCTGCCGCCGCTTAAGGCGGGGGGGGCCATCCGTATGGTGGAGCGGCACAAGTGGGTGGATAAATCGTACCTGTGGCAGGCAGAGCGCATCAGAGAGCTGACGCAAA